CAATTTCTTTTTGTAGGAACACATAGACCATGATAGAAGGTATTGATTATTGTTTTATATACCCTAAAGATGACGAACAAGCGGTACACATCCGGTTGATGCAAGGACCATACAAAGATACCGTTTACAAATATGGTAGAGTTGGGTTTGAGGAAAAGAATGGGGAGGTCTATTTACAATTCAACTTTGATGTGATAGAATCCATCATTAAGAAGAATAAATTGGAGAAAGACCTTGATTTTAGAAATTACATCGGTGACTTGCTTGTTGAAATCATGTCATCTAACATTGAGCAGGAAATAATTGATGAAACTGGAACAATCAATTCTGAAGAATCTAGTCTATAACGAGGACTACCTAAGAAAAGTATTACCATTCTTAAAAGCTGATTATTTCTCCGACAGAACGGAGAGAACAATATACAATGAAATTACATCATTCACGGAAACTTACAACACTCCGCCAACGATTGAAGCACTCTCAATTGCCGTCAAAGAAAAGAATAATCTTTCAGATGATGAGGTTAAGGGATGTGAATCTTATCTCGAAGAAATTGAGAAACATAGCAAAGAACAAACCGAGGTACAATGGCTTGTTGACAAGACGGAAAAGTTTTGCCAAGAGAAGGCCGTATATAATGCTGTATTGGGGGCTATTTCAATTCTCGATGGTAAGGACAAAAGTAAAGACAAAGGTGCGATTCCCTCTATACTATCGGACGCCTTGGCCGTTTCATTTGATACAACAGTAGGCCATGACTATCTCCAAGATTCTGATGCTCGTTATGATTTCTATCATAGAAAAGAAGAGCGAATTCCTTTTGACCTCGAATACTTCAACAAGATTACAAAAGGTGGTTTACCAACTAAAACTCTCAATATTGCTCTGGCAGGTACGGGTGTTGGTAAATCTCTGTTCATGTGCCATGTGGCTGCAGGCGCCATGGTACAAGGTAAGAACGCACTATACATCACTCTTGAAATGGCTGAAGAAAAGATAGCAGAACGTATTGATGCAAACTTATTGAACGTTACACTTGATGATTTGATGGACTTACCAAAAGAAATGTATGACAAGAAGGTTGCCAAAGTCCGTGAAAAGACCACAGGCAAACTTATCATCAAAGAATATCCAACCGCTTCTGCATCCGTAACACACTTCAGGACTTTATTAAATGAACTTAATCTCAAAAGGTCTTTTGTACCTGATATTATCTTTGTTGATTATCTTAACATCTGTTGTAGTTCTCGTATTAAGGCTGGTGCGAATATTAATTCCTACACATACGTTAAGTCTATTGCAGAGGAGCTTAGAGGTCTGGCTGTTGAGTATAACGTTCCTATTGTATCTGCGACACAAACTACAAGATCCGGATTTACATCGAGTGATCCAGGACTTGAAGATACGAGTGAAAGCTTTGGACTTCCCGCCACCGCAGATTTGATGTTTGCCTTGATTTCTTCTGAAGAACTAGAAGAACTCGGTCAGATTATGGTAAAACAATTGAAGAACAGATATAATGACCCTAGTTACTATAAACGATTTACGGTTGGTGTTGACCGGTCCAAGATGAAGTTGTATGACATCGAACAATCAGCACAATTAGGTATTGCGGATGCCGGTAATCAAGTCGGTGCCCATAATAAAATTAAACATGAAAAGAAATCATTTGAGGGATTTAAAGTATAATGGGAAATTTATTATTCATTATAGCCGCAATGGTATTTGTACCGTGGTTAATTTTAAAAGTAACACGCTTAGAAAAGTGGGTACCACTACCAATGGCACAGATTGCATTTGGTATTTGTTTGGGCCCAAGCGCATTGGGACAGTTTTATCCTGAAGTGTTTAACACAGTCTTTACACAACCAATTAAGACAGGATTAGATGCTATTCAAATTCTTGCAATTACTATTTTTGCTTTCATTGCTGGCATCGAACTTAAACCTAAAGAGGTTATAGCACAAGAAGGTAATAGTATATGGACACAATCGTTTCAAGTCATTATCGTTCCTATCTTACTAGCAGCCTGTAGTTTCTTGTTGTTCTTTGATAATCCAGTTTGGCATACTACTGAACGTCCTTTCTGGCAATATGCTTGGGGCATGGGTGTAGCTACTTGTATTACCGCATTGCCAATGTTGGTGGTGTCCTGTAAAGAAGTTGGTTTATACGGTAGTAATATGTATCGTAAATTACTTGCACTTGTTACCTTTGATGATTTAGTCTTATGGGTAACCGTGGCTGTCATTGTTAGTATGGGCAAATATGCCATTTACTCCAGTATTTTCTTTGCTGTATTAACTGTATTATATTTTGTTTGGCCCAAGATTTTAGAATTATCGGGAGAAAAGTCTTATGCCAGTTTAACTGTTGCTTTAGTTTTAACCTTGGCTGCATTTAGTCATTGGGCAGGATTACATTATGTGTTAGGTGCGTTCTTGGCTGGTATGATTACTCCAAAGCACACAGTTAAATGGAATGAAGGTTTGGCCGAACAACAAATGGTCTGGTTAATGCCGGTATTTTTTATTTGGGCCGGACTCAAAACAAACTGGAACATTGATATAGAAACTATTTTAGTCGGTTCTGTAGGTATGCTCATTATTGCTATCGTTACTAAATTTGTTGGTGTTTGGTTGGCTTATCGAGACCAAGGATTGAGAGTTGTTTGTTTTAAAACTTCTCTATTACAAACCAAAGGATTAATGGAAATATTTTTAGTCAGTATGCTATTGACAGCCAACATTATTAGTGTTAATATGTTCGCTGCGGTGGTGATTATGAGTTTAATCAGCACAGTAATTGCCGTGCCTTTGGCTCGTCTATTTTACAAACCTGAACTCGATAATATTAAATGAAATTAACTAAAGAAGATGCCATTCATGTGGCCAAGGTATTTGAAGATTACTTTGGTAACTTTGAACGCATTGATGAGTATATGAAAGACCAGAAGTTGGCCAATTTGGCTGAACTTCCAATCAATCCGTTATTCGCACCAGAAGATGATTTATTCTCTGATTTCTCCATGCATCCAAATGACATGGAAATTGAAGTGGTAGAAATCAATGGTGACACTTGGGAAACATTACTCTCAATTACCAGTTCTCATGTTAATATCCAACCTGTTGGCAAACAATTACGGTTGGCAGTTAAGGAGAAGAAGTCAGGAAAGTTCTTAGGATTCATTCGTTTGGGTTCACCAGTAATCAACATGAAACCCCGAAACGAATTGCTTGGACAAGTGTTTACGCAACAACCTGAATGGAATAAGCGATTCAATGATTCTTGTTTGATGGGATTCGTAATTGTACCATCTCAGCCATTTGGATTTAACTATCTTGGTGGTAAGTTATTGGCTGCCATTTGTACCAGTCATACTGTCAGAGAAATTGCCAATAAGAAGTATGGTATGAATCTATGTTTGTTTGAAACTACCAGTTTGTATGGTTCTACCAAATCGGTATCACAATATGATGGCATGAAACCATATCTTAGATATCAAGGTTTAACTGAATCTGATTTCTTACCAATGATGCATGGCAAACCATATACTGATTTGGTTAAATTTGTTGAATCTAAAGTTGGTCAAATCGTTGATGAAGGAATCTCCAGTAGAAAACTAAAGATTTCAATGAAGATTATTTCATTGGCCAGAGCAACCTTAAAAGGAACATCTGAACTAGATGCTTTTGATATAACGATTGAGAACGCCAAAAAGTTGACAGAGAAGAAAAGATATTATACATCAAACTATGGGTATAATAACTATATTGATTACCTTAACTGCAAAACAGACACATTAGTTCCTGGTGAGAATTACGACAAACACAATCTAGAGAATATCATTGAGTGGTGGAAAAATAAAGCATCAAACAGATATGATACTTTAAAATCAGAAGGTCGTTTACGAACAGAGTTGGAAGTCTGGACATCTGGTAAAGACATTCAAATCATTAGATAAATACTTCCTTTTAGATATAAAATGGCTACCACTAAAACACTATCTGCTGCTGAGTTAACCAAACAACAAGAATTGGGATCAGCTTGGATATTCCGCAGAGCACTAAAAGATAATGTCCGTTATAACAAATGGGAAGATATTCTCAATGACCCAAAGTATGACGAATTGGGTGGTGAAAAAGGAATCTACCCTTCTGTTGATAAAGTCTGGTTACAAACATTTTATTTACAACAAGCAAAAATGTTGGAAGAATTCTCAAATGTAAGATTTACAGAATTCAATAGAGATAATGGTTTTATGTCATTTATTACCAATCTAGTTAAATCTAAATTTGGTATTGCAAAAAAAGACAGTTGGAATCCGGCTGACATCTGGTGCATCAAAGATGAGAAAAAAGTAATTGCTGATATTAATAAGGTTGTTCAAAAGGGACACATCGAAGAACTTGGTGAACTAAATGCTTTACTGAGAACACTATTCAGAGAAAGAAGAATTGTTGGTATTTCTCTCAAAAAGGTTTCAGGTAAACAGGCAAAATACGAAGAAGTTAACGTAGATACTGGTTTAGAATATTTAAATGAGGACTACACTTTTGATGTCAGCAAGGTTAAAATAGATTTATCTTTAAAACCAGGCAATCAAATTAAACTCAGCACACAAGACACTACAATATTTGTTGATGCAGCTGAAAACGGTAAAAAGGTTATTTACAAATATCAAATAACCACAATCAGTAGTTCACGTTTCAACAATTTAAAATGGGAACCAACTTCTAACGCCGCCTCAGCTGCT